AAAGTTTTAAATTCCGCGCTACAAAATAAAGCAAAAAGTTTAGATTTGGAAGTAAGTTATCCAACAGCATTTGTTGTTAATAATGATAAGGGTATTGTTGAAATATTACGACAAAGGACTTCAACCGATGATTTAGAGAAAATATTTAGTAAATTATCGGTTGGTATTCATATACTAGATGACGATACGATAGATAAAGAAAAAAACAAAGTCGCTGCATTAGATTATTGTTTAGAAAAAATACGTGATCTTATAAATAAAGAGGTTGATTCTACTATTGATATAAACACATATGAAGACGCTCTAAAGGTACAAGACAAAGCCTTTGATGATAAACAGTTAAAAATATATAGACGTTATATGACCGATTACGAAAAATTAAGCTTAAAAAATTATACTGCTTTAAATAAGTTTAAAATTGAGGATAAATTATTAAAACAAGTTTTTATAAAGAACGAATTGAAGTTAGACGGAGTTTATTCACCATTTTATATTAAATAAGCAATTTAGATAATATTTATTATTATGATTAAGTTAAAACATCTAGTCGAAAATGCAACAGAACAAGCCTACACACCATTAACCCTTGATGAAAAGAAAACGTTGTATGAAACCATTAAGGGTTATAATGAGTATCGTGAGAACCTTAAGTTTAACGATGTATATCAAGCGGTTTCTAAAATAAATGAAGCTATACATTTAGCAGAACGTTATGCTTTAAAGGAATGTGGTGATTGGATGGAAGCCAAGATGGTAGAACGTGATATCAAAGAAATTAAACGTTGTGCTTCTGATATGATGAAAGAAGCAGAAAAACTCAAGTCTGTAGAAAAGTCTCTTGAGATGTTGTATGAAGAAGCTGGTATTAAGTTAGAGAAGTATTTTGAAATAGCAGATAAAATTAACCCTTCAATCCCTTCATCGGAACAGAATCAATAAATTGCATCATTTTGTCAAAAGTTTCAAAAACGTATTTTCTTTTCATTTCCATTACATAACCCGTAGAGTCTTTATAAATCTTTACGGGCATTTTTATGTCTTCTTCTAATGTAGGTACTGTTATTTCATAACACAATGTGTAATCATCGTCCAATTTAAAGCCCATTTCACCGAGAATATCGATGTGATTAAAATCCCATCCTTCTGGACTATCAATTTCACTCAGTTTATATTTTGGATTTTCCTCAAATTCTTCGTTGGTTATAAAATTTAGCATTTTAATATTTGAAGGTTTATAGTTAAATTCTTCATTTTTACCAAGTTGTTTTAAAAATTTTGAATCTTTCTTCATGTCATTAAAATGATTACGGAAATTTGGATTGAAATTATAGGCCATATGAATTAATTCTGTCAATAAAGTCGGCTAACAACTTTGTTTTTTCGTTTATATCTTTAGGATCAAATGGATTACTTAAAAAGTAAACTATTTTAGTACCATCTTTATCAGGATAACTAAGTTGAACTATACAAGCATAATTATTTTTAGTTCTGTCGTTTTGATTTACAAGATTTTTAAAAGCGTATTGTTTGTTAGTACCATTACTAGACATTTCAGTTTCAATATCTTTTGTTTGATTATTAACAATAAACTTTGTTTCGCCAAAACCTCCGAATCCTTTTTCTTTTTCTTCAAAGGTTAACATTTCGTCTTTGTCAAAAGATATTCCTTTTTCAGATTTAAGAACATCTTCGTAATTTCTACCTGTAATAGTTTTTATTCTTTTTAACGAATACTCGGCTTCGTTTAATATTTTATCAACTATTTCTTTAATTTTGTTAGGTAATCCTTTTTCTTTGGTTTTAGCATAGTCACCAACTGATCTTTTGCTCATACTTCTTGCAAGTTTCTTTACAGTATTTGATACTTTTGAAGGTGACACATCACCAGATTGAACTCCTTTAACCAAACGAAATAATCTTGCTTGTTTTTTGCTTTTTGCCGGCATATACAATAAATATTTACAATTTTTATATATTTACACATTTTCGCATATATTTATTATATAAATACATCAAGCCTTTGATGGAACGGAATTTAAATCTTCTTTGGAGTTCTTCAATAACTTCACAAATAAATAAACACAAGGATAAAACACATGAGCGATCTATTAAAAGAAAGTATCGCAGACGCTAAAGCAGTTCGTGAAACTGCACTAGCTAATGCAAAACTATTCCTTGAGGAAAATTTTGCTAAGAGCATGAAAGAAATGTTCGCAGAAAAACTCAAGGAAGAATTGGCCGATGAAGAAACCAAATCAAAAGAATGTGAAGAAGGTAAAGTAGAAGAAACTTTAGCAACTTCTGGCATTGGTAAGGGTGACAAAAAACCATCACCTGCTGCATATAAAAATACAATACCACCAGGTAATCAAGAATTTGATGCAACTTTAGAAGAAGCAGAAAAATCTAAACATGGCGAAGACGTTGACGAAGAAATTACAAGTGAAGAACTTGATGAAATTCTTGCCGAATTAGAAAGTTCTGTAACCGAAGACGATGATTCTGATAAAAAGGATGTAAAACCAGATGATGAAAATAACGAAGGCACTATTGGCGCCGGCATTGGTGCAGGATTAGGTGGTGCTCTTGGCGGTCCAGTGGGTGCAGCAGCAGGTGGCGCAATGGGTAGTTCTTTGGAAGAAGAAGAAGAAGATGTTTCATTGGACGAAATCTTGGCCGAATTAGAAAAAGAAGAAGCAGATGCTGCTCCAGCACCAAAACCATCAGTTGAACCAGTAGCACATACTCCGGTTCACTCCGATGATACAACAACTCCAGCTCCAGCTCCAGCTCCAGCTCCAGCTCCAGCTCCAGCTCCAGCTCCAGCTCCTACACATACCGCTGAAGTTTCTGATGATGTGACTGCAGAAGAAATGGCAGAAGCTATTTTGGCACTCAACGAAGAAAATGAAAAACTCAAGGGTAATTTGCAAGAACACATCAAGACTGTTAAGTATTTGAAGGGTGTTCTTGAAGAAACCAATCTTCTAAATGCAAAATTACTTTATACCAACAAGTTGTTCAAGGGTAAGAATTTGTCCGAAGAACAAAAGATGAAGGTAATCAACACTTTTGACTTGACCAAGAATATTCGTGAAGTCAAGTTAGCATATACAGTTTTAGCCGAATCATTTAATGCCGGTGGATCGGTTGCTAAAAAGAAGACAAATGCAACCGTAACTGCGATCACCGAAGGTTTGGCAAGTAAACCAGTATCATCTACTAAACCTGCCGACGCCATTGTCGAAAACAGTATTAGTGAGATGACTTCAAGATTCCAAAAGCTCGCTGGCATCAAGAAGTAAAAATATAGGGCATCAACAAATAAGGATAAATATTATGAATGTAAAGACATTATTGAATGACAATATGAATCCACAAGCTAAGTTGATGGCAGAAACTCGCCAATTACAAAGCAAGTGGGAAAAAACTGGTCTTCTTGAAGGAACCTCTGGTGTAGAAAAAGCACATATGTCAATCCTCTTGGAAAACCAAGCAAAACAACTTCTTGACGAAGCAACATCAACAGGTACTTCGACAAGCAGTGAACAATGGGCAGGTGTAGCACTACCATTGGTACGTCGTGTATTCGCAGAAATCGCAGCAAAAGAATTCGTTAGTGTACAACCAATGAATCTTCCAAGCGGTCTTATCTTCTACTTAGACTTCCAATATGGTTCTAACGGTCAATTGGGTCACACCGCAGGTCAAAGCTTGTTCGGTGGTACTAAAAAGAAATTCGGTTCTACCGATAGCGCCGTAAATGGTCTATATGGTCAAGGCCGTTATGCTTATTCTAGTCGTACGGTAACTTCCTCAGCAATCACATTTGCTGCTGGTGGTGCTAGTACCTATAGTGACAATCCTGCCGCTAATTCTTATTATACCGCTTCTTGGAGCGATCTACAATATGATACAACTTTCTCAGGTTCTGCTGTTTCTACAGCTGCAGCCGGATACGCTGGATTTAAAGTACCAGGTATTTTTAAGGTTGTTTACAAGGTAGACGATAACACCCAAGCATTGTCCGGTTCAGGTAACGTTTATAACGTTGATTTGAATGCCGTACGTTCTTTCGGCTTCGAAGGTAAGACCGTATTAAACAACTATGCTAAGGCAATCAACGTAGGTACAGTAAGTGCTCCTGATTATCGTATAATCATGTATATATCAGGTGGTAATGCTCCTACAAGTCTAAAACTAGTATACAATCTACAACCTACTGATAATCTCCGTGGTGACTTTGAAGCTGGTAAGACTAAGGGTCAAGGTTCTGGTGAAGTAAGTGCCGTAACACAAGATATTGATACAAATATCAATATTCCTGAAGTTAACTTGGTATTGAACAGTGAACCAATCGTTGCAAAGACTAAAAAACTAAAGGCAGTCTGGACACCTGAATTGGCCCAAGACTTGAACGCTTATCACTCAATTGATGCTGAAGCTGAACTTACTTCATTGTTGAGTGAATACGTATCTATGGAAATTGATCTTGAAATCCTAGACATGTTGAATGAAGCTGTAGAAGGCGCAACAACCGAAGCTTGGAGTGCACAAATTGGTGTTGAATTCACCAAGAGCACCAATGCTACAACCGGTGTTGCTACATTCACCCGTAACGCAAATGCTTCACCAAATCGTACAGCTTATGTAAAGGGAACTTGGTTCCAAACCCTTGGTAACAAGATCCAAAAAGTAAGTAATTCAATCCACAAGTTAACACTTCGTGGTGGTGCTAACTTCTTGGTCGTAAGTCCAGATGTAGCAACTATCTTGGAATCAATTCCAGGTTATGTTGTTAATACCGATGGTGATCAAGCTAAGTTTGCAATGGGTGTAAGTCGTGTTGGTAACTTCGCAAGTCGTTTCCAAGTCTACAAGAACCCATACATGACTGATAACGTAGTATTGGTTGGTTTCCGTGGAAGTAATTTCCTCGAAACCGGTGCTGTGTATGCTCCATACATCCCACTCATCCAAACTCCATTGGTCTATGATCCAACTAACTTCACACCACGTAGAGGCGTAATGACCCGCTACGCTAAGAAGGTCGTTCGTCCGGAATTCTATGGTAAAGTAGTCATCGCTGATCTTGACACCATATAATTCTTGATTGAACTAGAGTAATTCAAAACCTCAACGAAAGTTGAGGTTTTTTTGTTTGTTTTTTTTTATATTTGACATTACCATAAAATTCATATATACTTTATTTATTCTCTATTTTATGCAACAAAATTTAATTAATGTTTCACAATCCACGCTGTTTCCAACTGAGGCTCATGCTATTGTAGAAATACCAAAAGATACAAATGCAAAATATGAATATGATGTTAAATTAAACATGTTACGATTAGATAGATGTTTAATTAGTTCACTTCAATATCCAGCCAGTTATGGATTTTTACCTCAAACTTTATCCGAAGATGGAGATGCCACCGATATTTTAATATATAACACCGTACCTCTTATACCTCTATCTCTTATAACTGTCAAGATTGTGGGTGGATTAGTAACATATGATCACGGTAAGAAAGACTATAAAATATTAGGAGTTCCAACATATAATCCAAACAATTACCAAGATATAGATGATCTAGATTCTATGTTTTTAACAGTGTGTGAAGACTTTTTTAGGTTGTATAAGAAAGTTAATAAAAACCCCAACCCTATTAAAGTAAAAGGGTGGATTCATAATAATGAGGCTCAAAAGTATATAATTGGATGTCATAACAATTTTAAAGTCAATTTTAATAAGTAATATTTAT